CCCCGGTACTGATAACGGGCTTTCGTTGTATTCGTATGGAGCAACGAACATAAGATTTTACACCAACGGCTTTGAGAAGATGCGCCTCACGGCTGCAGGCGCTGTCTTGGTGGGCACCACAACCACTCCCGGCAGCCCAAACGCGCGCATTGTAGCCGGAGGTACTAGCGACGCCGGTATTCAGTTGGCGAGCACGAGCGGCGGTGGCGCACTTATCCTTGCTCCCAACGGCGCAGGAACGGCGTTCTATACATACACTGGTGCGGTTGGTTCTGAAAGCTACACCGAGCGTATGCGCATCACCAGCAACGGCATCCTCGGCCTCGCGACAACGCCGAGTGCTTGGGTTTCGGGCTTGAGCGCAATGCAGATGGTCAACGGCTCGGTAAGCTCTTTAAACGGCCCCTACGGACAGATTAACCTAACGAGCAACGCTTACGCAACCGGCAGCTCAGATATTGGCTTGACAACGTGGCGCTATGCTAGGGGTGCTATTGGCGACTTAGGCGGGACCGCGCGGTACTCGATGACGGGTGCTGAGCATTTTTGGTTCACAGCCGCCGCCGGCGTGGCAGGCGACGCAATTTCGTATACCGAGCGTATGACCCTCAACAGCAGCGGCAACGTCGGGATCGGGACGAGTTCGCCGGGTGCTAAACTTAGCGTCGTAGGTACTGCCAAGATCGGCGAAGGCGCGGCTACCAACAGCGCGAAGCTGTTGGTGAACACCGTATCGGGCGTGGCTCCGGGTATTCAGCTTTTCCAAGACGGCAACGAAAGCTGGATAATCCAAAACCCCGCGTCCACCACTGCGCTGACTTTTTCCAACAGCGGTACCGAGCGTATGCGCATCGACGGCAGCGGCTACCTTTTGGTCGGCGCGACATCCTCTTTGGGGGCTGGTGCCGTAAGAACACAAATCGGCAGTGCTGCATCTGCGGCTACGGGTTTTCTCCTCAAAAGCACAACGGCGTCACTTTCGTTCTACGCCTCCAGCGGCACCTCCACAAACATAACATATAACAGCGGAAATTTTTTGGCGTTCGGGGAGGCACCTGACAACCTCTCTACATTCACCGAGCGTATGCGCATCGACACCAGCGGCAATTTGCTGGTGGGGACGACTGCTCGAGGCCACACAGGCGGCGTAACCAGTTTTGATCTAGATGTCACAGACGGCGCTTTGTATGTAAATCACGCCACAGGCACACCGTCTGGATACTACTACGCCTCCTTCGGTTATAACACGTCAAGTATAGGAAACATTACACAAAACGGCACAACTGCGGTCCTTTACAATACTTCATCCGATGTTCGCCTCAAGCACGACATCGTAGATGCTCCGGATGCTGCCAATGTTATCGACGCAATCAAAGTGCGCAGCTTTAAGTGGAACGCCGACAACAGCGAGCAGCGTTACGGTATGGTTGCTCAGGAGCTTTTGGAAGTCGCGCCGGAAGCGGTCAGCGTCCCTCCCGACGAAGAACAGATGATGGGCGTGGATTACTCGAAGCTGGTCCCGATGCTCATCAAAGAAGTCCAATCGCTACGCGCCCGCGTGGCACAACTCGAAGGTAAATAAACATGACCATCACCAACACATGGGCCGTCGTGCAGATGGACGCCTACCCGGAATACGAAGGCGAACCCGATGTCGTGTTCACGGTCCACTGGACCCTTTCCGGCACTGACGGCACCTACAGCGGCAGCAGCTACGGCTCCGTGGGCATCACGCTCACCGAGGGCAGCACCTTCACGCCATACGCCGACCTGACACTCGATCAGGTGCTGGGCTGGGTCTGGGCAAACGGCGTGGACAAGGACGCAACCGAGGCCAACGTAGCCGCGCAGATCGAGGCGCAGATCAACCCGACCGTGGTAACCCCACCGCTGCCGTGGAGCGCGTAACATGGAACTGACCCTCAAGCTGACCGTAGAAGAGATCAACGCCGTCTTGCAGACGCTGGGCAACCTGCCTACGTCGTCAGGTGCGTGGCCCCTCGTCGTCAAGATCAAGGCGCAGGCCGAAGCGCAGGTGGCGCCGGGCGAGACGCCCGATGATTGAGCAACTCATCAGCCGGGTGTTCTACGCCCGCAACGTCGCGCACTTCGCGCACTGGCGCGCCAAGGGCGACGGCAGCTTCGCGAAGCACATGGCACTGGGTGAGTTCTACGACGGCGTCATCGACGCTCTGGATCCCCTCGTCGAGGCGTATCAGGGTGCCTATGACCTGATCGGCAACATCCCGTCGCCGACCGCGCAAATCTCCGACGCACTCAAGTTGCTCGAGGCCGACGCCGCGTGGATCGAAGAGAACCACGAAAGCATCTGCGGCGGTAATCGCGCCGTGGCGAACCTGATCGACACGCTGACGGGCGTCTACCTGTCGGCGATCTACAAGCTGCGCAACCTCAAGTAACGGACCCCAACATGGCCGAGATTGACGAGACAAAGGCGCGCTTGCAGACGCACGAGGAAGTCTGCGCCCTGCGCTACGAGGGCCTGTGCGCCCGTCTGAAGCGTCTGGAAGGTCTCAGCATCACCGTGGCGGGGGTCATCATCATGTTGCTCATCAGCATCATCATGAAGATGAACTAATGTCCAACCAGACCACCGATCTAACGGCCATCGATGCCGAGCGGATCGCTGTGTGGGAGGCGTGTGGCCGCAATCAAACCGTAGCTGCCGCCAAACTTGGTTGCTCCCGTGCCGCCATTATCAACGCCATTAGACGGACTTACGGGCCTGAGTATCTATACGCCAACTTGGCGCATCAGGAGGCGGTAGCCGAAGAACTGCCGCCGTCCGATTTGCCATTCGGCGAGCGGCTGGCGACGATGAAGACGCGCAACAATCTGCGCATCGTCCACGCCCGCGCGGCGTCGTGGCAGACCGTGCGAGTGCCGATCTCCGGGCCGTACGGCATCTGCTGGTTCGGCGACCCGCACCTCGACGACCCGTTCTGCGACCTCGACAGTATTGAGCGCCACGCGCGCATCTGCGCCGAGACTGAGGGCATGTACGGCGCGAATGGTGGCGACAGCATCAACAACTGGGTCGGGCGTCTCGAGCGCCTCTACGGCGAGCAGTCTGCCACGGTGTCCGAGGGCTGGGAACTGGTCGAGTGGCTGCTCAAGGGTCTCGGCGTCCGGTGGCTGCTCTGGCTGCTCGGCAACCACGACACATGGAACACCGGCAAGCGCATTTTTGAGGGGCTGAACGCCAACCGCATTCTCATGCGCGACTGGGACGCCAAACTGAAACTGGTGTCGCCAGACGGCGCGGATGCTACGGTGTGGGCGCGGCACAACTTCAAGGGCAGCTCGATCTACAACGAGTTGCACGGACTGAAACGCGCCGCCATGATGGACGAACACGCCGACATCTACGCGGCGTTTCACGTTCACACCTTCGCCACCGGCAATGTCGAGCTGCCCGGCGGTCGCCGCGCTTGCCTTGTGCGGGCGAGGGGCTACAAAGATGCCGACGATTACGCCCTCAAGGGGCAGTTCACGGAGCAGCGCGACGGGCAGTCGGTGGTGACAGTCGTGACGCCACGCCCCGGCCAGCGCCCGCTGGTGCAGGCGTTCGATAACGTCGAGATGGCGGCGGACTTCCTCACGTTCCTACGGCAGAAGGAATAGCTGATGACGGCACCCCTCCCCCGCTGGATGAAAACCGCAACGCTGTTTCGCGGCCTCAAGGAAGTCCCCGGCCCGCGCCACAATCCGACGATCCTCGGCTGGCTAGGGTCGCTGCGGGCGTGGTGGCGCGACGACGAGACGCCGTGGTGCGGCGTGTTCGTGGCGTACTGCATGAAGGAGGCGGGTCTCCCGTACCCCAAACTGTACATGCGCGCGAAGGCGTGGAGCGACTACGGCGCATTGCTACGGCCCGACGCGCTCTCGCCGGGCGCCATCCTCGTCTTTGACCGCGCAGGCGGCGGGCACGTCGGCTTCTACGCTGGCGAGGACGCCGGCCACTACTACGTCCTCGGCGGCAATCAAGGCAACGCAGTCAGCGTCATGAAGCTCGGCAAGTCGCGGCTGGTCGCGTCGCGCTGGCCGAGGGGCGAGCCTGTGCTGGGCAAGCCCGTGCAGTTGAAAATCGGCACCGTTTCCACCAACGAGCAATAGGAGGCTCTATGTCCATCGTAAACTTCGTCCTGACGCGCCTGAAAGAGCCGTCGACCTACGCCGGCCTGTCGGTCATCGCACTGGCGCTCGGCGTCTCCGGCGAGCTGTACAATGCCATCTCGACTGCCGTTGCGGGCGTCGCCGGGCTTCTCGCCGTCGTTTTGGCAGAACGCGCCAAGTGATACGGTTCCTGTCGTCCCTGCTGGCGCTGATCGAGCGGGCGTTCGCCTACCTCGATCAGCGGCACTTGAAGCAGCAGGGGCGGCAGGAAGCCATAAAGGAGGCGGCAGATGACCTACAGCGGCAGATCGACGTGGGCGAGGCGGCTGTCGCTGTGCCTGACCCTATCCGCACTGAGCGGTTGCGCAACCGTTTCGACCGCGCCCGTCAATAGCTACTGCGCGATTGCCCGGCCGCTCGGCTACGACACCGCGAGGGACACGGCGGAGACGGTAGCGGCAATTGAGATGCACAACAGCCGGTGGGTCTGCCTCTGCGAGCGGGACTGTCCGGCGCAGACCTAGACTGGTAAACTGCCCCAAAAGTGATATAAGGTGCGCCATGGCCACGACGATGACCTTCGAGACGCTCAAGGATGATGTCCGCCGCTACCTTGAGCGCGGCTCATCGTACGCGGCTGACGCCGTCGTATACGAGCAAATCCCCCGGCTGATCAACCTCGCCGAGCGCCGCATTGCGCGCGAATTGAAGGTGCAGGGTTTCATCGCCGTCGTGTCCGACACGCTGACGGTCGGCCAGTCCGTGTACGCCAAGCCAGACCGCTGGCGCGACACCATCTCGATCAACATCGGCACCGGCGCGTCGCTGGCTAACCGCACCATTCTGTTCGGCCGCGACTACGAATATTGCCGCACGTACTGGCCCAACGAGAGCCAGACGGACACGCCGCGCTTCTACGCCGACTACAATTACGACAACTGGCTGCTGGCGCCCACGCCGGCGCAGGCGAACCCCATCGAGATCATGTATTACGAGTTGCCGCCACTGCTCGACGACACCATCCAGACAAACTGGCTGACGGAGTACGCGCCGCAGCTTATCCTGTACGGCACCCTGCTTGAGGCCACGCCGTTCCTGAAGAATGACGAGCGCATCGGCACGTGGCAGCAGTTCTACGACCGCGCTGCCGCGATGCTCAACGGTGAAGATTTGGCGAAAATCTTCGACCGCGCAGCAGTGCGCAAGGAGGCATAAGTGAGCTACACATCCGTTTTCGGTGGCACTACGATATACCCGTCGGACGTGTCCTACCTCTCGATCGCGCTCACGGTCGACACGCCCCTCGAGTGGCCGCTGGAGAGTTCCGGCAACCTCGACCCGGCGGCGCGCATCATCGACGTGACACCGGACGCCAGCGGCCGCAGCATCGTGATGCCGGACGCCACGCTCACGGGCGCCGGGCAGACGATCCTGTTCAACAACATCGACGCCACCTTCAGCTTCTTCGTGAAGGACTTTGCCGGCAACACGCTGGCGACGGTTACCGCCGGGACGCAGTGGCAGTTGTACCTCGCCGCCACCACGACCGCCGCAGGCACGTGGCGCGTGTTCCGTTACGGCGCCTCGACTGCGAC